CACAAACATTTACTTATAAACGCTAAGGTTAAAGACCCAATTACGTCTGAAGATGACGCTATTAAGTTTCTTATTCACTTAGTTCATAAAATCAAAATGAAAATTGTTAGAGGCCCATTTGCTTCTTATGTGTCTGTTCCAGGCAACCGTGGCCTAACTGCCATTGTAATGATTGAAACTTCACATATTGCTTTTCATATTTGGGATGAAAAAGACCCATCTGTATTACAGTTTGATTTATACACCTGTGGTGAATTAGATAAAGACTTAGTAATGTCTTGTCTCAATGAACGCTTTGAGATTGTTTCTATGGATTACGCCCTTTATGACCGAGAAGTTGGGTTTAAACTAATAGAAACTAACTCGGAGGTAAAAGGTGGGACTAACTAAGACTCAAGAAAGAGTCTTTACTTCTGACGACCGTTGTGACGCATGTTCTGCTGCAGCCCAAGTATCTGCAACTTTTATAAATGGTGAATTACTTTTCTGTGGCCATCATGCTAGAAAATCTGTAGTTACATTAAAAACTAAAGCACTTAATTTATATGACCCTGAAAATCAGTTAGGTTTACTTAGTAACCATTAATTTAGTAAAATAGAACTCGCTACGCGGGAGAATTTTACTTGTTTAAAAATATTAAATTACGTATTTTATTGTTGTTGCCAAGTTTATTGGCTGCTCTTTTAGTATTTGCGCCATCAAATTCTCAAGCAGCCGCTGCCCCATGTGATACCTATCAGGTAAACGGTGGAGACCAAGCCTTTTTAATGAATTTAAATACTCCTCTTAAATGGGGAGACACAGTTTATACAAATAATATTTATGTAAGTCCAAAAGGAACTATTACATTTGGTGTAGGAGATTATACATTTTGGACATACCCACCAACTCCATCTATTTCTATAGCTTCTTATGACTATCACGCTTTTCCTAATTCAGAAATACCTGGAGTTTGGAGTCCAGGATGGGGATACGGAAATAATTTATATGTTAGATACGGTTCTACAGCAACTTCTATATGCGTAGATTGGAAAGTGTTGCCATGGGGTCAATCAACAGGTAATCCTGTTTATATAAGAATGCTTGCGGAAGTAAATCCAATAAACTATACGTGGACACCAACTTATGAAGTAAGTGCTAATGCACCTGCTAACGCTAGATATGGTGCTAGATACACACAAAATGGCCCTATTCAACCATTAAGTGTTCAAACTATTACTCAACCACCTGTAGCAAGTCCTACACCTTCTCCAACTGCTACACCAACACCTACACCAACAGAAACAGTAACGCCAACCCCAACACCAACAGTAACACCTTCTGAGACCAGTTCACCTAGTCCAACTCCTGTAGAACCTTCACCAACAAATAGCCCAACACCAACCCCAACAGAAACGCCATCTCCTACTCCTTCTCCTGAGCCAACTCAGACTCAAAATCCAATTGACCCAAATCCAAATCCAGAACCTGACGTGACAGAGCCTGACGAACCATTAGTAGACCCAACGCCGGAAGAGACAACAGAGCCAGAATTAGAACCAGAACCTTCTTTTTCACCTGAACCTACTCCTATTGAAGAACCTATTGACATCGTATCAGAAGAAGAACAAATTCAACAAGAGGCTTTAGAAGAATACAACCCTGATTACGAATATCAAATAGATGAAGTTATTCCTGCATCAGAAGTTCTTGAAGAATTAAATGAAGAAGAAACTTTGGCTTTTCTTGAAGCATTAGACCCAAATCAGCCAATTGAATACGTTGAAGGCGTTATTATAGAAGCAGGAGTTGCACTTGTATTTGAACAATTAGATAATCCTGCTGCTTTATTAGCAGAAGCCTTTGACAATCCGGGACAAGTATTAGAAGCGCTTGGTCAATTAGGCGCTGATATGACAGAAGAGCAGCGCGAAGACTCACAGCAAGTAGTTGTTGCAACAGTCATCGTATCCCAAGTTTTGGGAGCAATGGCTCTTACAACAACTCCTCCTGCTCCAGCACCATCAAGCGGTGGCTCTGGCGGCGGCGGCGGAGGAGGCGGTTCTGGTGAAGGCAAGAAAAAGCTAAAACCAAAGAGCCGTAAAAAACCACAAAAAATAAAAAACCACAGGAGGATAAAGTGATAAAGGCCTTATTAAAGCCTTTTAAATGGGCCCTAAAGGCTCTAATTTCCTTGGTCAAATACATCGTCAACATTCCTGTATCAATAGTTAAATTCGTAATAAAAGTCGTTAAAACAGTTGTTGAGGAAATTGTTAAAGTAGTAACTAGTTTTGCATCAGGAATTTATAAGCTAGTTTCTTACGTATTAAAAAAACTATGGAAACTAGCTAAGTTTATATGGGCTTGGTTAGTTGAAGCATTTGTAGAAACACTAAATCAATTATGGACTTTACTAGGTATGTTTGCAGCATGGCTAGTTTTAGAAGGTAGTGCAAAAACAATAGTTGGATATGCAATTCTTTTAGTTCTTGCACTTTGGTTAGTAACAATTAGAATCAGAGGAGAGGAATAATGGCAAAAGAAGTAAAGTTAGACGACGAAAAAAAAATGGGTGCAGTTAGCGGCATTAAGAACATCCTATTTAGGATAATCGCTGTATTTGCAGCTAATGGTCTTGGAGTTATTGGTGCTGGTGCAATTGTGGGTATAGACACTTTGAGTGCAGTCATCCTTGCAGGAACTCTAGGTGTTGCCACTGTAGTTGAAAAATTAGCAAGAGGCTTTATAGATGATGGTAGACTAAGCATTGAAGAAATCAACTCTGCCTTTAACTCAGTAGATAAAAAGGCTGAAAAGTAGGAGCAAATGCCTAAGCACAAAAAGGAACCATCAAAGACTTTAAAATCTGGTGGGGAACCACACAAGGTTTATAAAAAAGATGGAAAGGTCATCGTTGACCACACCAATAAAAAAGGTGGCAAATGGGACAAGATTAACTTGACCAAGATGGCTGGAACTAAATCTGTTAAACAAGGTGTTAAAGAAGTAAAAAAGTGGCATAAAGAAAATCCACATAAAAAAGATAAGAAGTCTAAGTAAGTCGTTTATAAGTAGCGTCGTCTTCTGTGATAGGGTTCTTTCATGGAAGACGACAGCATACTTTTAGAAGCCCATAACGTGGTACGTGGCCCTCGTCAAGACAACTATGACCATCCATTAGATAACTTCACTAGAATTGCCAAATTATGGTCTGTAATCCTTGAAAAAGAGGTTACTCCAGAGCAAGTAGGTCTTTGTATGGTTGCTCTTAAGATATCTCGTGAAATTCACAGGCCCCAAAGAGATAACCTTGTAGATGGGGCTGGATACTTTGAGACTGTTCATCTACTAAAAGCGGAGAGGATTAAGCGTTTAGCAAGTGAAGTTTTCCCTTTGGATGAATAATTAAAGGTATGTCTGAAATGAACCAACTTAAAAACATGGAAAAAGCTATCCCTAAAATGGGTGCAGCAGCTAAAGGTATTCTTGGTTTAGTAGTAGGTAGCGCTCTTGGTGGCGGCAGCGGTAAATTTGGTAAAACTGAAACCTCTAACCGCATGGTAGATAGAACCCATGCTGCCAATGTTGAAGATGAAATGAAGAATAGAGATACTGCTAGAGAGCTTAAAAAAGGCAAACAATTTTCTCAATATAAAGCTGAAGAAGCAAAACAATCACATAATCAAGCTCTAGAAAAACAAAGATTTGAAGCTGATACAGTTCATGAATTTGCTACAAGATACCCACATGCTACAGAAATTAAACATGGTGGAACTTCAGTCAAGTTTAGTAAAAGAGGTTCATCAAAACCTGCTTCTCCTACAACCGGTTCAAAACCAAAAAATGTTAAAAAAACTAATAACAAAAAAACTAAGTAATCAAGAATTAAAAGAAGACCGAATAAACAATGTATCTAGAGCCAACTCTAGAGATTTTAGAGATGCCCTAACCCGCGCTAAAGGCGCAGTTGATGGGGTGCCTACGGAAGCGATGCAGTGGATTAGATGGAACGTTTAACTAAAGCATTTGAAGCCTATAAAGAGGCTCCTAGGACCGTAAAAGACTCACGATTCGGTATTCGTAAACTTCCTGTAAGTAAAGAAAAACCTTTGTTTTTTTCTTATCCACAGCCAGGAAGAGGACCTAACGGAGAGAGCTCCAACTAGTTTAGGTAGTAAAATTATTACCTGTATCGTACTGTAATACATAGAGCTTTTGGAAGGATTTTAGTGGCAACATATACACCGAAACGACTTGGCACAATGCCAGTCCAGTTATCAACTAGTGGCAGCTCAGCACTTTATACATGCCCAGCGTCCACTTCAGCGATTATCAAAAGCGTTATTGCTGCTAATACATCTGCATCAGCAGTTACTTTTAATTTTTCAATAGTAAACCCAGTAGCAGCCTCTTCTGCTTTAGTGTCAGGAGTAACTATTGCTGGTAACTCAGTTTTAACAATGGATAATCTATCCGTTGTTTTACAAGCTGGGGAATCATTTTTTGCATCAGCTAGTGCTGGAACTTCTATAACTTTAACAGTTTCAGGAGTTGAAATTTCCTAATGGCAGTTGTAGTCTATGGACCTACTATTAACGCTGTTAATAACGAAGGTCATCAAGAAATTTTAGTTTCAACAGTTGACCCTATATCAGCAAACGGAAAAAACGGCGACATCTGGATTAAATACACACCTTAATAATTAGGAGAACAATGCCGGGCTATTTAAAAGACAGTAACTCTTGGAAACAACTAACTAATACTTATGCAAAAGTTGGTGGCTCTTGGAAACAAGGACAACAAGCTTGGGTAAAAGTTGGCGGTTCTTGGAAACAATGGTTTTCATCTGGTATCTCAGATTTATTTAATAGGGTAAACTCTGCTGGAAGCCTAGGTACAGCTCTTTCTGGACAAGCATGGACTAATCTTCGCGGTGTTTGGAATATTGTTTCAAACCGTGCTCAAAGTTCTTCTGGTGGTTCAAACTATCCAATGGCAACTATTGACCTTGGAACTACTCAAAATACAACTTCTACTGCTTCTATATCTGGAGGTGGAGCAGGAATTGCTTTTTGGGTAACGGATACTAATTCTTGGTGGGTTGCAGCAACAGATTACAATCTAAGCAATTATGCAGTAAATACTGGATGTTCTACTTGTTGTTCTTGTTGCATGATTTATGATTGCTTTAACGACTGCTGTCCTATTATTACTTATTGCGTTCCTTCAGGTAGATGCTCAAGTTGGAACTGTAATTGTTCTTCTTGTTGTACTTTTGCTAATAAAACTGATAGATTTCACTTTTTAAAGATATTTAGGTCTGTAGCTGGCTCTATTACTAATCCTGTTACTACTAATTTATTGACTACAACTTTTGATGGACACAACGCAGGGTCCTACACGCTAATAGCTAAAATTAGATTATTTTTAACTAGCACCCTTATTACATTGCGTGGATACAATACCTCTGATACCCAAATTGGTTCAGGAACT